AGACAAACTTACTGCTGGGACTATTTCCGCAGATCGGATTGGTACTAACAGCATAAACGCTTCTAAGCTGGTACTCGATAACTCGACGATCACTTCGCAGAACATCAACGGCATTCCCACAGTCATTATCAAAGACCTTGGTGTAGGCGAAGCGAAGATCGGAAACTTACAAGTCAGTACGCTAAAAATCCAAGATCAGGCAGTGACGTTTCCTAATGCCATAACGACAAGTGCTAACCTCGCAATCGCTAGTAGCAGTAACAATACGACCTTTTCCACGATACAAACTTTGACGGGGACATACAGCGGCGCTCCGGTCTTAATATCTGGCAGCTTTGCCGTAAGGTCTCATGATGATCAGGCGCTGATGCGTTTTCGTTTGCGGCGAGGATCGACCGTGTTGTTTACCTCTAGCTCAAAAGCAGTTCGCCCTACTCCTGACCTTTTTATCATTCCGTTTAACTTTTTAGATACGAGCACTTCTAGCGGATCACGTACTTATACGCTGCAAGCCTACGTTCAGGATCAATTCGGTAATTACTCTGATCGGACTATCTCTACTCTGGAGGTGAAGAAGTGATTAATCGGGCAATTGTTGATAACGAAACCGGAATAATTATTGGTACCGGCATATGTCAGGAGTGCGATTTTAATCTGGTGCCAGAAGGCACAACAGCTTATGTCAATACGGGAGACTGGCGTGACGATACTCACAAACTTGTTGATGGAGAGTTTGTTGAAATAGTTCCGACGGCAGATGAGATTTTGCAAGAGGGTTGGTTTTCTGTTCGCACGATAAGAGATGGGCGGCTAAAGCAGAGCGACTGGACACAGGTACCTGATTCCCCACTGACTGCAGAACAGCGCAGTGAGTGGCAAATGTATCGGCAAAGATTGCGCGATTTACCGACTGATTATGCACACGTCACGTCATTGGAGGATGTGGTCTGGCCTGAACCGCCGAGTTAAACATGATTATCGAATCTGTGGCTGCTGCAGGAATGTTGCTTCAGCAAATCAACTCGGTGATCAATCAGGTTAACGAGACAGGATCTGGTGTTCAACAGGCTATGGGCCTGATCTCAGATTTTGGCGAAGCCCTGAACCAGTTTGAAGTTGACCGCAAGTCATCGACCTTTAAGCCGCTGAGCCAGAACGACTTGTTGAAGATACAAATGCTGCGCAAACAGTATGAGCGGCACTGGCAGTCGATAAACGATTTGCTATTGGTGGCAGACCCAGCCCTCTTGGATGCCTTTAAGCAAGCGAAGGCTGAGCAAGAGCAGGCACGCCAACATCATATGGCGATGTTGGCACGTAAAAGAAAAGAAAAAGAGAAGCTGATTAACCAGCTGCTTGTCGGAGGCACGACACTCGTGATCGGCGGCAGCTTAGCGATAGGTGCACTTTACCTAGTGATAAGGGCATTTACGTAATGAACAAGCGACTTGAGCCTAACTCAGAATATGCCGAGTACGACGCAGATGGGGACGGGGTAGTCACCGATGCAGAACTCAACACCAGTAAAGAGCTGCAGGAACTCAAGATCAGCCACGAAAGGGCGGATGCGCAGAGGGCAATGTCGTGGTTCGCGTTGTGGGGGATGTTGCTTTACCCGTCGCTTGTTGTAGCCAGCAGTATGTTTGGGCTTGAACAAGCGGCATCAATTCTCGGTGACATGGCGTCGGTCTACTTCGTCAGTGTTGCCGGTATCTTGGCTGCGTTCTTCGGGGCGCAGGCGTGGTCAAACCGTAAATAGGAGAAGGTCTATGCACAACGGTCAACCGTGTATCAACCAGCCACCTCGAAACATGAAGAAGATGGCTAAGAAAATGGCTCCGAAGAGGGGCTACACGCGAAGGAGAATGGCATGAAGGTAGCAGCACCCAAGGGTTACCACTGGATGAAGCAGAGGGACGGCAGTATGAAGGTGATGAAAGACCCGAAAGAAGGTTATAAGCCACATAAAGGCGCAAGCAAGACCGCAAACTTTGCGGTGCAGCGCTCGCACGGCAGTAAGTAGTGGACGTCAGCATGACGGCAGCACCTGCACCAGTTAGCTGGAAGCAGGTTGCTGTTCAAAAACAAGAGGTGCTGCGGACTGGAGGTGAAGGTCAGTTGGTGCGCGAGGCTGTCGAGACGATTCAGCCCACGATCTACACGGCAAAGGACGGTCGAGTAGAAGTGCAACAGCTCGCCTCTTCAACGACGCTCAATCTATCGGTGTAAGTAATGGCTAGAACAGACGAACCAAAGTGGAAACGTATTGTTGCGTCAGTAAAGGCCGGATCAGCCGGAGGAAAGCCTGGACAGTGGAGTGCCAGGAAGGCGCAAATCGCCACGCAGCGTTACAAGAAATCTGGCGGTGGTTACTCGGGGCCAAAGACAAAGGCCCAAAAGTCGCTGTCTAAGTGGACGAAAGAGGAGTGGGGGACGAAGTCCGGTAAGAACTCAACGCAAGGAAGGAAGGCTACAGGTGAAAGATATTTACCAAAGAAAGCGCGTCAGGCTTTGTCTGATAAAGAGTATAAAGCCACGAGCGATAAAAAACGAAAAGACACCAAAGCAGGCAAACAATTTTCCGCCCAGCCAAAGAAAATAGCGAAGAAGACAGCCCAAGTCCGTAAAGCTAGCCACCGACCACGACGTCGTAGCTAAGTGTCCCTTTGGGACAGTCTGATTTAGGCTAATTTATAAAACCTAATAAAATCAGACACTTAAATTTTTGTCCCCTGACGCTTCAGGCAGTCCTAAGTTATTGAATTATAAGGAAAAAAGGTGGGATGGCGGAGAGAGAGGGATTCTCTCCGCCGCGTACGTAAGCCATTGTTTTTATAATGTTTTATAAAGTACTATTGAGCCAAGGGACACCTAGGGGACACTTGGTTGGCGACAATAGAAAACAGGTCGCAAGGCTACAGGGCCGTTATCCGTCGAGCACCTCACCGCACACTTCGTAAAACCTTCAGAACCAAGTCTGAAGCAAAGGCGTGGGCGAGGAAAGTGGAATGGCAAATGGATGCAGGCGTGTATGCTGATGAGCGCACGCTGATTAGCAACAAGCTGTCTGATCTTATTGATAACTACATCGATGAACTGCAACCCGTCAGCCCCATCACTGGTTCAAAGCTGGCATCGCTCAAGCGTATGTCACGGGAACTGCAAGGCGACTCACTACAAGACCTAAAGCGCCAGTACGTGTTGGCTTACTCCAAACGCCGCGCACAAAGTGTGTCGGATTCTACGCTGACAAAAGAGCTAGGTTACCTGAGCAGTGTCATTGATTATGCGCGAACGATCTGGGCGCTGGATCTACCGTCTAACCCTGTGAAGGATACGCTGCCAACGCTGGCTAAACTCAAGCTCGTTGGCGGTAGCCGCAAACGAACACGCCGTTTAGAAGACGGGGAGTATGAGTTGTTGATGGCAGGCGTAGGGCGACAGTCTAATTCGGAGTCCGGCAACTACTGGCTCGGCCCAATGGTCGACCTAGCACTTGCATCAGCAATGCGGCAGCGGGAAATCCACGAGCTAACGTGGGCTGATGTCGACTTTGACAGGCACACCGTGGCTATACAAAGCAGACGAACGCCAGGCAGAAAGCAGGGTAGCGACCACGTAATACCTATGTTGAACCCCGTGAGAGAGGTGCTCCTACGCGAATATGAGGGGAGGAGCAGGGTTACCCGTAACAACAGGCGACTGTCCTCACGGCCTGATCATGTGTTTGGTAAGCCTGCGCGTAGCTCTTCTATATCAGATCGATTTGCTCGGGTGTGTAAGCGGGTAGGGATAGAAGACCTGACGTTTCATGATCTTCGGCACGAAGCGATCAGTCGATTGTTTGAGGATGAAGCGAAGTACACGATCCCGCAGGTGGCTTTGATCTCTGGGCATAAGACTTGGCAAAGTCTGCGCCGATACACGCAGCTGAAAGCAGAGAACTTTTAGTCGTTGCGTGGATCGTCACCCATTGCGAAACGGGTGTACCAGACAGACTTTTGGAGATCTTCTTTTGCGTCGAATTTTTTACCGGCACGCCATTGGTATTTGAAACTGGCAATGCGGCAGTAGGTCTCTACAGCTTCGATCCCGAATGCGGCTATCATTGCGTCAATACACTCTATCTCGCCCTCGGCGTAGTGCGCAGGCGAGTTCACCATGTCTTTTTTATCCATTGCTACACTGCTTCAGGCTTTCTTGGATGTGTGATTCAACAGCTTCGGTTGGGAACAGATAGCGCTTCCCCATACGCCAGTGCGGGATGCCCAGCGTTTCGTTGTAGAGTCGGTTGTAGATCGTTTGTTTGTTGGTTTTAACTAGCTCGGCTAAGTCTTCGACGGTCATGAAAGGGCCGTAGGTTCCGTGTAGATCCATAAGGATTGCCTGTTGTTTGTAGTACTAATAATACTAAAATGATCTCAATCTTACCACGGTACTACACCCTAGTTTAGGTATATATATGAGTGATCCCTTTCACAGATCCCCACCCGTCTTTTTTGGAAGGTTGTTCTTCTTGCTCTAGGATAACCCAGTTGCTGTCTTTGTTTTTCCTGAC